GCAGCTTGGTCGTAAGCCTTCGCAGCAGCGACTGGACCGGAAAAATAGCCTAAATGAAGCTGCTTGTTATCTTTGTAGATAACTGCACGCCAACGGCTGATGCGGGCGACGTAGTTGACGCCTTTAAAGTTCCTGGAATCCTTTTTCAAAATTTACCCATTGGTGATTTGGTTGGAGGAATAAAGTCTTCGTCGTCATCATCCTCTTCGTACTCTTCTTCGTCTTCTTCTTCCTCGAGATAGAACTCGCTCACCTGATAGTCGAAACCTTTTTGGTGCGTATTGAGCTCTTGCGAGATGCACAGAGCACCACAGAAAGATTCAGTTACCAGTTCTGCGACGTCATCAGCAGTTCGAGTGCTGCCATCCGGCGCGATACATTCGGTAAGAAGTTGAGTTGAGAGATGAACAGCGATAAGCTTTTCGACGCGTTTGATCAGCTCCGTGGTCAGCTCAATCTGCTGACGCTGCAGCTTGAGGATTTGGTCGAGGCGCGCTCCCATTGGCTAAAGCGTCGAGATCGATAAGTTCGCTCCAATCTAAGGCGTACTCGACAGTAGTACCATCTTGCCATTCGTCGGGCTTTCGGAAGACAAACCACGCCGAAGTCACAGAGTCTTTCTGGCTGCCGAGCTGGCGATAATTTGGACGCGGACTAAAGATCACCATGTTGCTGAGCTTGTAGGAGAGCAGGAAGTCACGCCTTTTCATCACGGGCTCAAGAAATGACAAGCGTTCTAACAAACACATTCCTTGATCACAAATTTGCATACCATATTTAAGAATATATTCAGAGTGCTCCTTCAATCCGACAGTGGTCTGTATTACATAGCTGTAACCTTTTTCGCTTTGACGCAGCCACCACACGGGGTCTAACAGATCGTCCGCGTTTTGGTTGGCTGTAACCGTGACGCCGTTGGATTTCAGCTCTTCCTCGAGCTTGCCGTCCATGTCGTACGGAATAAAGACCGATCCTTCAAGGTCGACGCGTTTGCACAGCGCGTGGCCAATGCCTTTGGGTGTTTTGTAAAACGAGGACATTTTCTTTTACTACAGAATTGAAGAGGTTCGTGTCGCTACAGTGTGTAGATAACCTGCGTGCTCGTTATGGAGATCGCCTGGTTCACTGTAGAAAACGAATTCATGCACACACGGGTGATGGCCGATGCGGCCAAACTCGACAAAGATGATCTTCTAAAGATCTTCGACATGGTTCATAAGCAGAGTCAGCTTAACAAGCGTTTGTTTTCGCAGCTGCTCAAGCATTGCGCGAGCGCCGGAGTAGAACTGCCTCCTTTGAATGAGCTGTTAGAACCCAGCACGCCTGACCATCCAACGGCGAATAAATAAATCCGATGCGCTCGAGGTATCGAGAGATGGTCTGAAGCTGCTTGCTCTGTGGCTTTGAGAATATAACAGCGTTTTCAGGAAGCTCGAGGATCAAGCTTTCAAATAAAGACATTGCTTTAAACACTGTTGTAGACGGTACGCCTGACGGAGGTCGGTTGGCGCTCGCAGATCTTTTGTTCTTGCGGTTCTCAATCCAGTCGCAAGATGCGCGCTTTGATTTTGTGATGCAGAAAGCTCCTTCCCAAAAAGTCGGCTGCGTGGGTATGAACTGGTAGACCCAGACGCTGATCCAGTAGCCCTTATGGAAGATGCGTTTGACGCGGGTTTTTTTACGCATAAAAAAAGGGACCGCTGAGCACGGTCCCTTAGACATTCCACGATCAGAAGTCTATACCAAGAGTCTTGGCTTGCTCTGGAGTGAGCTCCACAGCTTTCTTCTTCTTGGGTTCGGCAGAGGGAGGTGCAGTCTCTTCAGCCACTTCGGCCTTGACTGTCAGCGGATTGGCCTCCGCAGGAAGTGCTGCAAGACTCGGTGCCGGAAGCGCGTTGTTGGCCTCAAAGAGAGCTTTAATTTTGGCGTGGTCCTCTCCGAGGGGTAGTTCCACCAACTGGGATCCTGGGATGGTCGACCGAAGAGCGTTGGCCACCGACGACGCTCCTGTGGACTGAAGCCACTCATTAACGTCAGCAATGAGCTTCTTCTCCTCCTCTGTTTCAGCTGGTCGATCGCTGAACTCAAGAGCGTTGTAGTTGATCTTCGCGCCATCTGCGCCAGTGACCGGATCACGTTCATTGAAGGATTTGGTTACGAATTTGGTTGTCGTAACAACAGAGGCACAGTTGATCCTGTTGTTGTAGAGCGTTTGGAAGTAGCTGATGAAGCCCTTCTGGGAGGTCTTGCCGCTGATAACAGTCGAGGTCACGCAGCGAGGAGGCAGCAGCCTGTGGTTGGGAGAGACACCGATGTAGGCGATTCGGATGAACTCCTCTTGGTGACGCATCCCCAGGTTTCCGTAAAACGGAGTGAAGCCCAGGAGGATGAAGCTCAGCGGAATGCCGTTGCCGTTAGCGTCGACGATCGCAGCTTCAGAATCGACATCAGACTTCCAGCGGCGTTGCTGAAGGTCGATGCGCAGAGTATGCGGGGGGCAGTTGCAGAGGATTTCGTCCTCGGCGAATTGGCCAGCGATAAAAACCATGGTGAATCAGAAAGCGGTAATCAGAGCGAGAAGTCGATAGAACCGAGAGCGGCAGCGGAAACTTTTCCTTTGTCGGGATCAGCGGCTTTTTTCGGAGTGGAGCGTTGGGTTTTGGGAAGGTACAGGACCTTATCCAACGTATAGTTTAAGTAGGACTTTTCGTCTTTTTCAGAAGTAGACACACGACCCACAGCGACTGTTGGAGTACCAGGCGCAAGATCGGAAAGTTGTTTGGACAGATCGCCCCAAGCAGTCAGCTTGAACCACTGCGTCTCCTGACCTTCGTCTTGCCAAGCAAGTGAACGGTTTGTCACCGTGGTATCGGTGAGTTCAACCTGTTCAGACTTAGGTCCAAGACCACCAGCTGCAACAAAGAAGTTGACTGCGAGAAGATCTTGGAAGTTGGCTTCGGTCACGATCAGCATTGCCTGCATCTGCAGAACGCCGTCGGGAGTCGCCCGCGTGGGACCGATCGCGAGAAATGTCTGATCCTTTTTGAGATCAGCCATCAGTTTGCCAACGTAGTGATCCTTCTTTTGAAGAACCTGAACTTTGCTGGCAACGCGTTTGTCGTTAGAAGGAAGTGCTTCGGCTAGGACGTTGACGGTGTCGTCTGCTTCCTGGCATTCGTCAGTGACGCGAAGACCCAGAACAAAAACGTTCATCTTTGAGCTTCCGGTAAATCGTCGAGCGGTGAACTTTAAGCGCCTTGGCGATCTGGGAGACCGAGATCCCTTGGCCCAGAAAGGCTAAGAGCAGTTGATCGTCCCCCGCACCGAGCTTCTGATTCTTTTTAGTTTTCGAGGAGTATGCAGTGTGATAGGGGTTAATACACGCTTTGCATGAACACGAAGGTTTGGCGATTGCGTCGTCTTTAGGTATGTCTAAGTACTTTAAAATTACATTGCGGATATACAATCGTTTGTTGAACACATAAGCACAAGGAACATTATTACAGAACGATCCTTTCCAAAGCCAACACTGACCGTGCGTGAAATCGTTTGCAGCCAGTTTTTTAAATAACTCCGATAGCGGTGTCTCTTTGCAGTCACCGTAAGTCAGCTCAAACTGCACACCATCGAGCGCCCTGCAGATGTCTTCAGCTTGCGCCTGCGCGTGGGCAGTATCGTTAGCCGTTATGGGTATCGGCAGTCGTTGTTTTGTTTTTCGCAGCAACAACTGATATTGACTTTTTCCCAGTTCGAGGCCCAATCGTTAGTAACCTTGTTCGAGGCGACGTCGCCACTCTGGCATTGTCGGATCACCAGGCACAGTCGAAGGAACGGATGGGGGAGCTGCTACAGCTGGCTGCTGCCCCATACGAATGCCAAATTCGGCGCCCTGCCTTGAGACTTCCTGACCAATAAGGTTACCGAGGGGATCGAGAACGAATTTTCCTAAAGGATTTCCTGTAACAGCTCGCAGCTTTCTACCGCCTACTTCACCCGATACGATCTCCGCAGTGACTTGCAGAGGATCACGACCTTTTGCAATCTCGCGTGACAGGTCAAACGCCGGGGGACCGTACTCCGCAGTATTAACTATCGCCCTTTGAACCGGAACTGGTAGTTGACGGAAGGCCTGACCCGCCATGCGAGGCGTGGCCTTAACCGCACTCACACCGGCACGTCCAAGTCGGAGTAAAGCACCTAAGCCACTTAAACCAAGACCAAATAGGCCTGTTCCGATACCTTCTTCCTGCACTTGGAATTAGCCGATCTACATTCAGTTTACTAGGAATTTTTTGCCCAGTATCTGCGAAGCTCGTGGCCTGGACCGATTACGCCGTTCAGGGTTTTGAGAAGATTGACGGCTTCCTCGAAGGATTTGTGAACCTCTGCAAATTCCTTCTCGTCGCAGTAATCCGCTACTGAGTTGTTACTCAGGCTCTTATGCACGAATTTTCCGGTCTTTCGGTCGCGTATGACCCAGACCTCACGGAATTTCAGGCCGGTGTTAGCCAGCGAGGACATAGCCTCTTCATCAAAAAGTTCGGTTCTCCTCCCCACAATTTTACGTTTTGAAGAGGTAACTTTTGGTTTTTTTAAATTTTCAGATTGAGGCTCTTCGATTTTTTTGATCTCGGGCTTTTGAATTACCCGAGCTTCGATCTTGTAGGACTTTTTCAAAGCCCGCGCTTTGTTAGCTGCTTGTAGAGCGCTATCGAATGAGCACACTGTCATATAGAGTTTATCACCTGTGTTGATTACTCCGTACCACACCTTATCTTTTTTGACGGTGAATATCTCTTTATCTGGTTGGATCGCAACCTCAAACAGATCATGCACTGCTTCAGTCTTCACTTTGCTGCCCATGAGTCTCCTACAGATGCGTCTGCGCTTGCTGGCACCGACTTTAGTACGTGTTCCGCTGCTTCGATCATCGTTTTTTCCAAAATCCCCTTGTATTTCTCAGCCAGCTCCGCTTTAACCTCGAGCACAAGTTCGTCGTGGACAGCAGCGACCAAACGGACGTCATCTGACAGATGGTCGTTCAGTTCCGCTATGGCGATCTTCAGAATGTCTGCACCGGATCCTTGGATCAGCGTGTTGGCGCTGACCATCATCGATGCGTCGTTGTAGCTAAGCAAGCGACGTCTACCTAAAGCTGTTCTTGTATAAGCCCAGCCATCATCAACCAAAGCTGCTCGTTCGCGGTGCCACGAACGAAGACGCGGATACGCGCTGTGGAAAGCCATGTGAGCAACTTTGGCTTCACTGAGGCTGATGATCTTCCCAGATTGAGCGGCATACGTTTTGTACTTTCTGAATCCCATGCCGTATAGCAAAGCGAAGTTCAAAGTTTTACCGTCTTGTCTCTGGTCTTTCGTTACTTCTTCAATCGGCACCTTGTAAATCAGAGATGCGGTCAGCGTATGGAGGTCGATCCCTTCTTTGAACGCCTGCTTCATTTGTGGGATGTTGATCAGCTCAGCTCCGAGACGCAGCTCGATCTGAGCCCAGTCACAGATAACTAATTTGTAACCCGGTGCTGCGATAAAACATTCCCTAAAGTCTTTGGTTCTGGGAACTTGCTGCATGTTTACAGCAAACTGACTTTTTGGTTTTGTTTTCGTCGCCTGTGGAGCGCCGCTGCTTGTGAATCGACCGGAGTTTGCCCCTACTTGGTTGTAATTCGAATGGATGCGATTCGTCAGCGGATTGATGTTGGTTAAGAGTTTCTCAATGTGCTCGAGTCTTGTTTCGATTTTTACCCGTTCTCGATAGAGATTAAGTGTCGGGTCGTCACTGTCAAACTCAGCTAGAGCAATCTGATTTAAGGTCGTCTTGTTTGTTTTAGGGTCTCGAGGCAACTCGATTCCGCAAAGAGCAAACGCTTTTCCGATCTGCGCAGTGGAACCAGGGTTAAATTCTTTTTTGGCGTTTTTACCTACGGCTATTGTTCCGTCTTCGTTTCTAGGGAGCTTGGCTCCTTCGGGCAGTCGAGCATCTAGAGCTTTGATGAACTCGATTGTTTTTTCCTCAAGTGTCGCGTTGATTCGCACTTCAAGCTCAAGAAGTTTGGCTTTATCTGCTCCAAAACCCGTGTAGCACATACGAGCCACAGGTCGAATGCAGCGAGATTCGATGCTGTAAATGGGCAGTAGACTTTCTTCCCGAAGTTCTGCTAACTGCTCCGCAGCCAAGCGTGGCAAGATGTCGACGTCTCGAGCTGCGTATTCGATTTGATCGAGCTCTAGTTCTTCCTTGCTCCAGTCTGAAACTTGTTGCTTTTTATCGAGCTCTATCTCGAATCGACGCTCTAAACAAGCTTTAAGACTGCAGCTTACGTCCTCAAAGTATTTTTTCTGAGCTTTCGGTGATACCTTTTCCTCTTTAAATCCTGCTCGAAGGATTCGCTCTGCGATGTATGTGCAGAAGATTTTGTTTTTAAAATCGATACCTAAATAGTACAAAAACTGAAGATCGAAGTTTAAGTTGTGCCCGATTATCATTTCCCTGGACTCGATAAAGTCCTTCAAGGGTTTTATTTCTGTGCATTTAAAAAGATCAATCACGTAAACGATTCGATCTTGAGCGGCCGGATCTGCGTCACAGAACTGAAGCAGTCGAGGGCGAGCGATCCCAGCTTGAAGCCCCGTGGTCTCAAAGTCCAAACAGATTTTGGCCTCAGAGAAATTGTTGATAGTAGAAAGCAGCGTTTCGTTGGTTTCGATCAGTTTGATTTGCATGATTCAATCAATAACTTTGTAGTAGTTGCATTCCGAGGCGTATAGATCATCTATCGCATCTGGAATACCTAACTGACACTCATTACCGCCCCAGTGCACACAATCTGAGCAACACTTAGTCTCTTCTTCTGCATCTTCTTTTGAAGAAACTTTATAGCTTATTTTGGTCTCTCCAAGGGCATAGAGAATCTTAGCAACACGCCTCTCCGCTTCTAACAGAGTTTCGTATCGCTGTTCCGTGATTGTATAAACTGTCGATCGTTTGTTGCATTTGGAGCACTCCAGTCTCCTGCGCTGCCCTCCGGGCGTATTTCTCATCGCCCTGCTTTCGATTACACACGCTGTTTTGGAGCCGCAGTGACCACAGAAAAAATGTGGTTCACTCTTAATGAGGGTCGCCATCTAAAAAGAAACGATGTCTGATCTAGGACTCCCAGGAAGGAGCCACCCGATCAATGCCATTATAGTGGCCCGTCTTCTCGTATCCGACCCTGGGCACTTCTTCCATACGGTGAAACACCAGCTGCCCAATCTTCATCCCTGTCCACAGGGCGACCGGACGGAGTTTCCGAGCGTTAACTAACTCAAGTGTCAGCTTCGAGCCGTGGAAGCCTGGGTCTACGTACCCTGCCATCAGGTGCTCGATACCTTCGCGAGCCCTCGAGCTTTTTAAAGCGAACTGAGCGCAAAGCTTCAGGTGCGATGGGATATTGAGAGTCTCTACTGTTTCGCCTAAAACGAACTGCCCAGGTTCAAGCAGGAAGGGATCTTCCTTTGTGCTTTGGGCGATTGACAGATTTAGAAGTTGATCTGAGTGACGGCACTCCACCATCAGGTTTGGTCCGAGCCTCACGTCGAGGGACGCGGGGTTCACCAGTGATTCGTCAAAGGGATCCACGAGGAAGCCTTCAAGACCAAGACCTCGGATCTGCCAGTCAGCGAGAATCACAGAACACAAAAAAACCCCGCCAACAATAGCGGGGTCTTTGGGCTTCGAACGGAGTTTATCAGAGTCTATGCAGACTTTTCTGAGACTCTCGTGCGCCAGAAGTTGCTGATATACCGCTCAAGGTCTCCCCATTCCTGTTTGACCTGCATTCCAGCGTCGGTCAACTTCAAGACGAAGTATTTACGTCGCGTGGATTGGGCACGAGGATCCGAGACGGCTTTCCGTGCTCCGAGTGACCACCGGATTTCAGTCGTCACGAAGCCGTATTGCTGCAGCAGTTTCAGGCCAGCGGTGATCGCTAGATAAGTCGGGCAGACGTAGTAAGTCTCGCTGCGCAGTACGTTGTGCTCCTTCTCGATGGGAACCAGGCGACGAACATCCTTTGGATCGTTTTTGAAACCTTTAAAGAGCAGCGATTTATCTGGATACTTTTCGTCGTTCCAATACTGGTTGACCCAGTGGCAAGCGATGTCACGCAGCGCCCGAAACTCATTGCTGTCGACTTTGCCCAGGATCATCGCGGCTCCGACCGTTTTGTAGGTCGGGTGCTCGAGGCACTCCTGAATCAGATCGCTCTTTTTAATCAGCCGGAGCACAGGCGGCGTTTTGACCGACAGCTGCGCCTTTTTAACGGGCTTGCTCTCGGGCTTGGAGAACGCCAACCTCGATGCCAGTGCTGCCAGCGTCGGATCCTTTTTCTCGATGCTCAGGGCAAACAGATCAGGGGCGCTGAGGATCTTGGCGTCGACGTGTTGTTCAAGGTCAATGACAAACGCTGTCTTTTGGTCAGCTGCGTTCAGGAGGCTCTTAGCTTCCGTGGCAGTCAGTTCAAGGCCTTTGAGTTTGAAAGCGAAATCCATACCGGTGACGGTTGACAAGAAAAAGAATAGCAAGTTTTTGAAGAGCCGCTAGGTCTTCACAGTGTTTTCAGATTTGGAATGGCGCTCACGGTCTTGGAAGATCGTTATGACATTCCCTACCCAGAAACATAAATCTGTAGAGATACGCGACGCAATGTACTCAAGTTCAAGTACGTCGAACACAACGTTCCTGGTAAGGTCCTCTTTGCTACAGCCGTAATTGTCTGTAAAGTAACCAGGCATATCCATTGAAACAATGTAGTACGAACCTTCATCATCTGTAAGGTGTGCTACAAATCGATTTGTACTTACATCAAACTCCAGAAGCGCGCCGCAAAATGAAAGCTCTAGCTCTTCGCGGGTAATGGGAGAGTTGACATTGATCGGCAAACTGATCCAGACGCAACCCTGCACCCAATTCCAGAGTATTTCGTAGTCGCTCGACCACCCGTAGCGATCATTGATTTGAGCGACCGGATCCATCGTGGCCGTCATGAACTGGCGCTTAGCTGAACCCTTATAGCCTTAAAAGAAGCCCCTAGCAGGCTGCTAAGGGCACAATGTCATCTAATGCACTTCTGAATGCAATCGATGCTCTCGGCTGTCTTGGATAAGTCCACAGTGTGAACCTCGTCGCTGAATCGATGAAGGATCGACTGTCCCTCAAGTCCGATGCAGATCGTTGACCACATCGCCCCTGTACGGTCCTTGAGTTGATTCAGGTTCCGGATCGTGTGATCATGGACCTCACTGTTTCCATCGGTGATCATCAGCACATCTGATTTGTTCGTGATCTTCGCACTGGTCACCGCGTGGGCGAGAACCGCATTGAACGACGTACCTCCCCCTAGATGCCAGGTAGTTACGAAATCGAGTAGCTCGTCGTTGTCCTTACGGTCTGAGCTCAGTGAAACTGAATCAGCGATGCGCGTGTCGAACAGGTGAATCTGTACGGCACGCTTTTGCTTGAGGGCTTCTTCGGCGATCAGCATTGCAATCGCTTTGCTCCAAAGCTCCGCGTCACCAGACATGGAACCCGAGACGTCCACGTACATGACGATGGGACCTTTGCCCAGATCCTTGCGGTGAGCGACGTAATCTTTAGTGAGCAGATTCCGTTGGCTGTACTTCAGAGCGAACAGAGCGCGACCCTGCGGCGTGGCAGCTAAGGCCAGCTCACTAGGGAATGCTTTCACAACCTCGTTGCTGAACTCAGCGCCAGCGATTGCTTCGAAGCTGGCTTTGGCTTTTCTGGCTCGCTGACGCTCAATCCAGATTCTCCGAAGAAAGCCCAACCGTTGAGCGATTGCTTTGAGCTTGGGGTTGTTCTTCAGTCTTTTAGCTAGCTGTTTCTTCTCCGCAAGATTGTTTTTGTGTGAGCCGGTGCCAGCTTGATTGCCGTGAAGTTTGCCGATGTTGTCGTTGGTCTGCGAGGTCTCCTCCTTGGCTTTGTCGATGATGTCATCAATGCGACTGGACAGTTTCTCAGCGGCATCCAACAGATGAGATTCCGCAACGGCGCCGAGCTTCTTACCCTCTTCACGCAAGTGGGCAGCTTCTAGATCGTTCCCTGCTTCCTTAGCTTCTTGGAACTGTTCCCGCAGTTTCTGCAGCTTCTCTCTGTTGGCGCCGAGCATTTCCGGGATTAGTTGCTCGAGATCCTCGATCAACTCTTCCAGAACTTCAGAGAGTTCGTTGATGATGTTGACTGCTGTGTTGCCTGAGTTCCACTGATCTCCAGCGCACATGACCATCAGGTCACTCCATGCGGCGGAGTTTGAAAGGTCCTCCATGAGTGAGTACCACAGGGCATCCTCCGGTTTGTAGCCGCGTGGATACACTGCGCCTGCGCCGTTCTGCTTTGCCCGGAAATACTCTTCCCACGCGTCCAGTGTCACCAGCCAGTTAACATCGTCGCCCGTATAAAGACGCTCGAAGATTTCCTTCCCGAAGCGAGACAGTTGGTTGATGTTGTAGTGATCAGCCAGATACTTGACCTGGGGTTTGGCATCACAAATGAAGTCCTCCCACAGGAAGTCTGCGAGTGCTGAGCACGCGAGGGTGAGCGGCTGATTGTCGTTCAGCCTGAGAATTTCCTGGCGCTTGTCCATTAGTTAGAGATCTCCGCGATCGTGTGTGCGATGCTTTCGCTGAACTTTTCCAGCTGTCGGTTGAGCTGAACTCCTTTCTGACGCACAGAGACAGACATCTTGTAGCGATCTCCGTCCAGAGCTTCAGTTACTTTCTGTTGGATCTTCAGAATGTCCTGTCGATAACGTCGACACTGTTTGACGTAATCGTTGAGATCAGAAAGCGAACGGCCGCTCAATTTGACAGCGTTGGCTTGGAACTCGGTCATGATTCCTGAAGCTGCCCTCTTCGCGTCGGCAAAGTATTTCTCCGCCGTGGGACATACCTGCATCAGACACTCTTTAATGGTGGCCTGATCGTCTTCGTTTCTATAGACGATGTGCACAAGAGAGTTGTGCATGTGTTCCCCGTAGAGCTCATCGTCGCCTTGAACCAGAGCCCAAGCCTTGAGGAACTTAATGATCTGAACTCGACGTCGATCACTGATCTTCAAGCCACGAGTCTCGAGCATCGACCACAGCTCCCCAAACTTGTCGAGGAAATCGTCTGTGACATTCAAGCTTTGGGCTTTGTCCTGCAGCTCGAACAACTGATCGAGGGTTAGATGCACACCTACCTCTGGCCGTGGCTGTAGACCAGCAGCCCACATGTCCAAGGTCCGCTTGCTGGCGCTCTTGCTCAGGAAAGGAACTGTCGGTCGGAAGAGGAAACGGTCAGCGAAAGCCTGCAGCGACTCCTCTTCCGGCCAGCTGTTCGTTGCTGCGACAATCGATTGGATCGGGGTTTGGATTGTTTCCTTACCGTTGTTGAACGTCCTCTCATTGAGCAAAGTCAGTAGGGAGTTCAGGATTGCCGAAGACCCACGGAAGAGTTCGTCGGTGAACGCGATGTGAGCCGATGGGAGATAGCCCTCAACGTCACGTTGATACTCATCGTTCAACAGTTTGGTCACTGCAACAGGACCAAACAGTTCACTCGGATCGCTCGTTGGCGTGAGCAAGTATCCGAAATAGTTTGCACCTTCGATTCCGTTGCAGATGCTGCGAACGAGATCTGACTTACCTGTGCCAGGCTCGCCAAGCAGAAACGCATTTTGCTTGGAGATTAGAGTCGCAAGCAGGCCATCAATCACTTCCTCGCGTTCGAGGTGAGCGTCGTTCAGGTGAGCGCGGAAGGTCTGGAGAGATTTAAAAAGGTCAGTCATGGTTGTGATGTTGGATCAGAAGTCAACTTCTTTGAGGGTCTGCACTTCCTCGAGCATTTGCCCGAGGTCTCGCCCACCGGCTTCAATCAGTTCTCGCCGCGTGGCAATCAACCTAGTTAGCTGTTTGCTTCGTTGTTGGTAGATGCTTTGCTCTACCTCAGCCATTTGAGATAGCTCCTGCAATTCGTCGAGAGCCTCGGCGTTCTTGATCCTCTCGCACAGATCTTTAAATTGGCTGGAGAGTGCCAACGATTTTTGCAGAGCTTCGAGGCCTTTGGATTCGTCGCGGCTTTCGACGATGGACTGAAGTTCCTTACGGATCTCAAGGCCAACGTCTTGGAAGGTTTTGACAGCGTCATCGCGGACTTTTCGGTCAGCTGACTGCATCCGGCGCCCTGCATCTAGGAGAGTGTCAGCAAAAGTGCTGAGCTTCTCAAAGCCAGGAACTGAATCGCTGATCAACCGCAGGCGGTCTGCTGTTAGCTGCCAGGAACCTCGTTTGAGATCGCTACCGGTTTGGGCTTTGCCGACCTTAGCTGCGTTCCGTACATCCAAATCATCGAGCAGCTCCGCTCCCATTTGTAAGGCTCGATCAGCAGCGCCTTCCTTTGCCGCTTCGATCACTTGCGCCGTGTTGACGTAGCACTCAGCGGCGATCATTTGCTCAACGTCACCGTCAGCAGGATGATCTACAGGCGTCAAGGAGATGGGCAGTGGACCCACTACAGCCACGCGGATCGGATCTTTGTAGGACTTGCGTGGCGGAAAGACGCGCAGGTACGCCTCCTTTGCTAGCTGATACTCCTGTTCATCACGGAAGAGTGGGCGCAGCATGTTCTCTACGGTTTTGCACCAGTGATCGAACTCGCTGTCCCACAGAGAAGCCAGCCGCTGATTGGCTTCTTGGGCCTTTACTTTGATCTCTTTGATTCGCCGCTGCGCCTCGGCGAAGTAGGCCCTGGTGACGAAGTGTGAGTCTCCGAAGTTGATGGTGCACTCGTCGTACATCTCACGCTGCAGAGCGCGCAGAGCATCCAGCTCTGTTTTGAGAGAGTTAGAAAGCTGGGGGCGCAGCGTGCCGGTGCTCTGAGACTTGAGTTGGTCGATGGTCTGGGCAGGGAGCTTGAGATCATCGAACTTGATACCCACGGTCTGACGGACGCGGGAGCTGATGCTGCAGGAAATCAGGTAGGTCACTTGATACGGGTGAAAGCGAGGTTGACTTTGTCGGTGACGAGCTCGATGTCTCCTTTGATGCTGAACCGCTCGATCAGATACTTGCGCTCAGCTTTTGCAGCTTTGAGTGTGCGCTCGATCTCCGCGATTCGCTCGTCGAGTTTCAGGAGTTTTTCGTGCGGCGTGGGCAGCTTCGATACCTTGACGACGATGTTCGTCCGAAGCTCTTCGTACTTGAACAAGCTGCTCTTACCGGAGAAGACGCTGAGGTCGAGGCCTTCCTTGCTTGCTTCGTTGATGTCCTTGGTCAGGTTGTCACGGGCGCTTTCGTAGACGACTCCGAACCCTTGGTTCAGCTGGTCGAGAGCCTGGTCGCATTCATCCCATGCTTCGGCTGCGACACGGCCGAGTTGGGTTAGGTGGACTTGGGTGATCTTGGTCATGATGGTGTGATGTAGGTGAAGGCTGTGCCTTGCTGAGCAATGTAGACGTTTTAGGGCGGCTTGTCAAGCATGTAACTTATGGAAAGGTAGCATGGCTCTCAATTTGATAAATAAAATCTTTAATCATTTACTCTTTGTTTACACAAATTGCACCTCATGCACATTAAAAAAGCTACCGTATTAACCAGTAGCTTTATGTGTTTTACAGGCGCTTGAGAGTAATCGAACTTACAAGCTCGCCCGATTCCTTTTGGATCTCGCAGACAACGTCGATCTCACTCTGCCCAGCCCACACAGTGTTGTTGTGTTGGGAGCACAACTTGGAGTGCTTCTGGGCATTAGCGATTACGTCGTCATCTTCTTCGAGCGGCATATCAAACGAGATGGATGTGACAAGCCAGTGAAGCATCATCGCCGCAATCCTTTGACGGAAGTGTAGCGGAGTGCCTACTGAATACAGCCATCAAGTTTCAACAGTCAGAGTTTTGATGCGGAAATGTTTGATCCACTCCACCAGCTTTGCTGTTGCGTCTGCTGATTCAAGACCAATGCATCCGCTGGTTCCCGATTCGCCGTTCATCTTGCCCCAACTTGGATCCTGATGAAACCCAAGGTCTGAGCGCCGTGTGGAGAATAACGGCACGATAGGAACCCAGAAGCCTTTACCTAACTCTGGATCAGAAAAGGGAGGTCCAGCAATTCCGTAAGCATCGATCCCATAAGTTCCTTTAGGCAGCGGCGCTTTGTTTCCGGGAGTGTTCCTATCTGCCGTCTGTTTATTTGCTCGGCCAGTCAGGGCAGGCATTGAGCCGAGAACTTGATCGCCTGCCATAAGGCGAAGATCCCAAATGGGATCCTTAGTCCCTCGAACAAACTCTTTACTCTTCACCAAAACCAACCTCGCCATTGGCCGACCTTTGTCGTTGATGAACGAAGCTCCTGGCTTGAGCTGCATCTGCAGCTTCGTCGATCCAGCCTCCGGGATGAAGCCCGGCTCAGGCGTGGCATCTAACGGAAGCGCACCGGGAGGTAAAGCTTGTGCTGGATCAATACCTTGAGCTTGTGTGAGCGGCTGCTCGAGCATCAAGTTGTTTATGTGATCTTGAGATGCTTTGTGATGCGCCAGGATTGTCCCTGCGCCATTGATAAGAACAGAGGCGCTGACACCCACTGCTGCTGCGACTGCGCCGATCATTGCTTTGTTCATGGTCAAAGATTGCCAGGACCCGTTGGTCCGGGAGTGGGAGCGTAATACTGAGGCATGTCAAAGTTGCCGGGACCAAGCGAGTTGATCGGAGCCGGTGCTGGAGTCCTATAGGATTCAGGTTGAGACGCGGCCAAAGGCGCATCGTTCTCGACCGGAGCTGGTTGCTTTTCTTCGACTTTTGGTTCCTCAGCTTTAGCTTCAGTTGGCTTGGGATGCTTTGCTTCCCACTCCTGCTTGGATTTCAGTTGAGGATCTAATTCGAGTTTGCCTGGTTTGTCCGGCTCGTTCGATCGAATCATCGAACCGACAACGGTTTGGACAACCCCCACTAAGATGCACGCAAATACAAACGCTGCCAAACCAGCAGCACCGATAAATACCTTACGCATTGTGCTCAGCGGCAGAGGTAATCGCTTCTCATCCAACCGACCAGGCCGGAGTATTCGACCCGATACCAACGCATCCCGTCATTACCCCACACCCAGTTGAGAGCGCGGATGTAGCTCTCGTTCGGGACTGACGCCACAACGTAACCACTTTTCGACGGAGCGTTGCGCAGATTCACAGAGGAGTAGCGGTCTCTCGTGCACGTCATCGCATATTGTGCGTGCGCGGGTAAAGCCGCCGCTACCAGCGTGGCCACAGAAAGGATTGAAGCGAGGAGTTTCATTGGTTGTCGGATTTGCAAGCGTTGGCGATGTAGTCAATTACATCATCTTGAGGTTGTAGCTCCATCCAGAACGCTTCGAGTTCTTTAACCCGCTGAGTTCCGGTGTAACGAGTACGCAGTATCTCGTCATAATGAGGAGCATACTCCCTGATCTCCCTGAGGATGGAGGGATGCTCTTCGGGGACGAACAAAGTCTCGCCCTTCTTACAGATCTGCACGGCGTGAGTCGCTTCGTGAGCCAGCACCTCCCAATGGAAGCGGTCGGCTGAGACGTCAACGTTGTTCGTACAAACGGTGATCTGATCCAGCTTTTGCTGCTTGTCGAACTCGTAGAAGCCCTGCATCCGTGCGTGTTCAGGCCCACATTTTCTGTAGACCACCGTAGTGCCGGTACTTGCTAGAGCTTCTTTGAGCCGTTGGATACTGATGCTCTCGGCTTGAGCAGGCGTGGTCAGCGCCAGAACTCCCACGACGGTGAGAGCTCGAAGTGTGATGTTCATTGAGGTGTTAGCCAGTGTTTGCAGCACCGACGCGTCACATAGTAGTGAGCACTATCGTCTTCCTGCTGCATTGCAGCACACACCTTCATAGCTTCTTTCCAATTAGGAAATTCTTTTATCGTTTCGACCTTACCTATGACCCGTTTGTGTATGTAGACTGGCATGAATCTCAGATAAGATTGACAAGATTGTGACGGAGGCGCGTTTAGGCGAACGCAATGAGGGTAAGCTTAGCCGATACCAAGTTGAACATCACAGACCGGTGTCAGGCAAGAAGGAACCCAACCCGACTCAGCTCTACGAAGTAATGAAAGAGCTTTGGGTAGTCGATTGGTCTACTTACTCAGGCCTTGCGTATAAACGGCCAATTGGAATTCGCCGCGTTGGTGAAGGCGTGGGTTATCAAGATTCTTGCATGGGCGGTTACGTTACGTCGTTTCAAGGTAGAACCTACGAGGTGTTTCGAATCCTCGTTTATTTGATCCAAGGCGTTGACATTTTGGCCCGTCCGATTGTGCCGCTGAGTGAGTTTGGAAGTGATCGATTAGATCCCCATCGAGTACCCAATAAGGTAAATCCCGGCACTGGTTTTAGAGGCGTTCAGTTTGATAAAACAGCCAATCGCTATCGGGCTGTTATTACGCTCGATGGGAAGCAGAAGTACATCGCCTCCTATAAAACTTCGATTGAAGCAGCCCGTGCGTTTAATGAAGCTGCACTCGAAGCTTTTGGCGACGAGGCTGTATTAAACGATGTCGATTAGTTCTGTATAGCCTTTGGATATACGTTAAATCTGAACGGCATCAGCTGCCCATCCTGGTGCTGACGCAGCTTAAAACGCAGGGTTTCTAAGGGAAAGCGGGATAGCTTTGTATCGCATCCCGCAATCTCCGTGTCGATGAGATCGATTAAGTGACCCCATTCCGTAAAACTCAGCTCTTCAGGGTTCAATCGATGCCCAGCGCGTTGAGAATAAAAGCTACCACAACGATAGCCACAAGAGTAAGGAGAACAAAGCCCATTTGTTGATAGTAGAGAAGTTGGGGAGGAGGAAGGGTCAGCGCATGAAAGTCTGTGTTGACCCGAGCGGTATGTGCTCGCCGTTGTCGCAGCGATACCACTTGTACGCTTTCTGGTACACCCCGGCGTCATCGCCGCAGAGGCGCAGGATCGCGTTCAGTCGCGACTTCGTGGTCGGCGTCTGCCAACTGCAGTCGGATGCTTCGATCCTATCCGGATAAATGACTGCGATCGTGTTTCCGTGCAAACGTACATAAGTGCGTCGCAAGTCAGCATCGGGGAAGTAGACGTGCTGCACTTCGGTGTTGTCGCGTTTGAAATCTTTACCTTCTTGAATCGCGGAGACCATCCACCGCTCGATCATTCTCATTTTCAGAAACTGTTGGTGATTGTTGATTGGAGTCAAGTTAGTAACCAGCGGCGCGTGGCTCACTATTGGTAGACCACCGAGCATAAAGAAGCCAGGTTTCCATCTCGCGATACCAGCGATCTGTGTCACTGACGTACATGGTCATGCGCTTGCGAGCATTAACAGCGAGGTCCCACTTCATGCCGAAGGTAAGTTGATCGGGCGCTGTAACTGAGGCGAGTGTTGCGGGATCCATTAGTAGTCGATGCGAGGTGTGCAGTAGAAGGTGTCGCCCAGGAATCCCCGGTGCTGAATGATCCGGTGATCCTGTTGATTGCGGTAGCAGGCTTCCTGCTCTTGGAAGTTGATGATCTTTTGGCCGACAACGGCGAGCAGCATCGCTGCCCCCATGCCGAAGACGAAGAAGATACCTTTGTCGTTCATGGTTTTGGTTCAGTGGATTTTGACCGTGGCAATACCGTCAAGTGGCACGCCGAGTTTGTAGGCAGCGCCTGCTGAGAGATCTACAGAATTACACTCACAGCGATCTGTCACGGGGACAGTAAGTGTACGACCTTTGTGTGAGATTGTGAGCTTCGTGCCACATTCGTACCATGGATGCGCCGCCGAGACGCCCCAATGTTGATACGTCTGCCCACAATATGTTGTGCGTCCGTGATACCAAGGGTCGTACACAGTTGCAGTAACTTCACGAGCTTGCGCAGCAGAGCAACAGATAAGCCAAAGCAAAGCAATGCGTTTCATGTTGTTAGTGGTGAACAAGTGATGTTGTTGAGTGATCGAAGCTCAGACAGTAAGAGCTTCTTCCATTAGTTCCTCGAGGCCATCTTCGTCATACATCGACTCGATCTCTTCGATAAGTTCTTCGGGCAGTGAACAGGACTCCCGAAGACTTTGCTCGAGTTGCTCAGCTGCAAAACAGACCAACGTCTTGAGATCCATGTCGTCGATAACTCTGTAGACATACAGGCTCAGCAGTCTGTCGTACTGGTCTTGTGTGAGGTTCATGTTCAGGCGGGAAGTTTGAGGGTGGTGATGAGTTCGTCGAGGAGTTCGATAACAGCGACACGAACCGACGCGTGGTCGGGAGCCACTGAACCTAGGGCGACAGTGAGAAGTGAAACTCTATGGGAACCGACAATCGAAACAGCGGGACCGATGAGTTCTATAACTAAGTAGACGTAGTAAGTGTTATCTTTGTCGTCCGCTCTTATGGCGTCTTCATCGACATCCATAGTGAGCTTGAGATCATACTTGTCGCACAGTTCGTAGTAATCATTGGCGATGAGATTGTCTACGTCGAAAGCCCCAATAGATAGAGCAATCGCTTCGCGCATCATCTGATTGATGTCATCCATCTGTAAAAAGCAAGTGATCGTCAGTTTGAGCGGGCTGCGTGGGCACCCACTTCTCCATGTCGATCCGTAAGCCCAATCGAGCCTCGAATCGTCGGCATTGTTCCGGCGTCAGATAGCTAACTAGCGCGTGGAGAACACGCTCGTAGCCGTAGTCAGCGCCCAGGGCGAGCAGCTTCCATCGTGTCTCCGCCGAATCAAACTTGGCGGCCACGGTGTGATCGGAACAACTCAAACAGCGCCGATTGTGTCTCTCGCTCTCGCTCGCACGCCTGATAATTGTTCGGGAGTTTGAGCCAGGGCATCATGTTGTTAAGTCGCTGATTGCAGCAACGAAACGCATCAAGAGCCCACGCGTGGTCAGCGCCGTCCATGGTGTTGTGATCTTTGGATAATCGTAGGATCGCGAGATCGTAGTCATCATCAGTGGTTACACCTACTTCATAAGACAAAACGATTGGGGGCGAGTTAGTCATCAAAGTCGGGATACTCCTCGAACTCGAGGTAAAGGAAGTCGCTCTCTTTGAAGCCCAGAAACTTAGCTAGCTCGTCCGGGCTGTATGTTTCGGCCCAGTCAGGTTCTACCGTTAGGCGCACCTCGAGCAGCCAATCGCGTCCGGCGAGTGTTTTCTCAAAGCCGTACTCTTCGACGAAGCGATCCTCGAGAGCGTAGCAAGATTGTTGTGCGCTTCGTGTGTACTTGCAGGTAACAAGAACGGTGTCCATGTTCAGAAAGTGATTGTTTGCTCTTCGGGGATGAAGGTCAGGTTGCGCAGTTGGCAGGCTACCTGCAGATCGTCGAGCGCCCAGTCCCCGCCGGGGAATCGGTCAGTCTCGCGCAGCAGCGTGGTGAGCTCAGCGATGTAGGCGCGTGTCATGCGGCGCATCAATTCGCGATCGACGTTCATTGTTCGCGGTTCCAATTCGGGCGTGCGGTTCGGGAGACGTAATAGTAGGCGCGACCGTGGTCGGAGTATTGATACTCCCGGCACATGCGGTCAGCTTCTGTGCGTGAGTCGAACTCGTCGCACGTTTCGTGATACCTACCGGACTGTCGGTTGATGTAGTAAATCATGGGATGTTCAGTGCATGAAGGAGTTACGTTGTGATGCTGTGAGACACTCATCGCCCCAATCTTCTTCCTCAGGAAGTAAGTCTTCGAGCGTACTTGTGTGCTGTGAGAGAAGGGAAACTACATCATCGAGGGCGTCGAGGATGTTTTCGGGAACATCAAGTTTCTCCAGTGCCTGATGTACGCGGTCAAGCGTATTCATCTCGTGGCAGACATCATTAAACAGGTCAACAGCGTCCATAGTTAAGGTCTCAAACTTGAAGGGCAAACATCTGGAAGGCATCGCGGAAATTGTTAAAGTCTTCCAACTCGATGGTGTCAACCTCACCCGACTCGGCGAGTAGATTGATCGCAGCTAACGTGAACTCCACCTCGCGGCGATTCACAAAGTTAAAGTGCGGAACTGGTTGCATGACGGTAGGATGCGAGACTACAGAGACTTGTTGATAGTTGCTACTTAAAGTCCAGGAGAGAATAGGGACGGAAATAAAGATCTTGCAGGTATTCGATCTCTGTGTGCGTCAGACCTTTAGAAGCTGAGTGCATAACGTGCACACACTTCTTACAGTGAACGAAAGAGTCGCTGTATTCTTGGGGCCATTGTTCACTGTTAGCTTGAACATGTAGCTCAGTACGGTTAGCCAACCGTGCGACGTGGACATTGATGCAGCGCCCGGACGGAAGCTGAACGTATTCTGTGCAGCCACGGGGGAGATCGAAGACAGACAATTTCATGACGGTGTTGTGAGTGTTAGTGTGCGGAAGTAGTTACCAGAAGTTCCCTAAACGGAACTCAGATACAAACGAGCGGGCGATAGATTCTGCGGCCACAAGGCGCTCAGCTTTAGGAAACATAGTGTTCCACTTGACGAACATTGAGCCATAGCACTTGTTGTAGTCTTTGGCAGCCGGAACGAGTAAGTAACGCTCAACGTAAGCAATAGCCCGGTCGAGACTGAACGTGCCTTGTTTGTAGAACTTAGAGAGAGTCTTGCCCACAGTGTTGTAGTGGGACTCTGAAAAGTTCACAGCGTAGAGTTCAAGCTCGCGTGCAGCTGTGGTGTCGATTGTGTTTGTCATTGGTGTCACTCAGCGGTAAGGGAATTGATTGAAACAAACTTACAGCGTAGGTAGCACCAAACACTGTCACGAGAGACATTCTGTGCGACTACATTTATCGGGCCGTGGTAAGCAACTGGCCGATCGTTGATGTAGCGGATGTAGTACGGATGCGTCGCACACTTCCATTCAGAATGTCGAAGTTGCGGCATGTTGCCGCCACGATCTACATAAACACGAAAGTTCTTAGTCATTTGCGGATCTTGGCGATGGGGAATGTGTCACGCAGAATGTCGATAGCTTCCTCTCTGCAAGTTGCACGGAAATAGTCTGACCAATAACCCTCCTCATCTTGTGCAAAGTAGAGAGGCTCACCGATACCAAAATAGATACCGTCGTCGGTATAACCTCCCCGGTTTAATCTCACCTTGCGCAGTTCTACTTTGCCGGTGAACTGTTGGCAGATCTTGAGAGTTTCAGACACGAACATGGTCAGATTGCGATGGGTTAGGTAAAAGAATCAGGAGAAGTAGCGGCCAACAACAACATCGTTGCCGCACAGCTTGACAACCACACCGCTGAAGTAGGTGTCTGAGCTGTAACCGTGCCAGCCGACAAAGGGCGAGCCGTTAGCTACATCGACGCGCATAAAGTCGGCGAGGTTGTAGTAGTCGCCGCGATACTTAAAGAAGGAGAAGTCTGAATGAAACTCATCGTCACTCATCCAATCGAACTGTTGGCGGAGCTTCTGTTGCTCAGTCGCGGACAGTTCGCAAGGAGGGAAGAGCGGACGTGGTTGGTTGTTGGTCTTGATGGACAGTGCAGTCATGATGATTCACCTGTAACTGTTGGAAGTTGAGGGTAGAGTCCCTCAGAGAACACAATGCTCAGTGAGAGATTCTGTGAGGGATCATAAATGATCCACCACTAAATGTAGTAAAGCGAGCAGGGTAGTTAGTTACAACAACCCTGCCCGCTCACAGAGGGTAGAGAATTAACTCGACCCAAAAGTAATTTCAGTGCACAAAGTACAAAGAAGTTACATGATACTTCTGTATTCAGGTGCCCGGTGACGAATTGGGCTGACAGTTAGCGTCACTTAACTAAGGGAAGGTCTGTCCAGCGTACCTGCACTATGGACAGGTGATCTGGACAAGGGTCCGGGGATAAAGGGCACCGCGATAAAAGCGACACCACCCCGGAATCTTTACAGGAATTGCGTCTGAATCGCACGCGCTTAGCCAGGCGGGTTGCACCTGTATCGCGTTCGGGGGATCGCTCGCGCCCCTAGTTCCGTGTTCTGGCGATTCTGTTATGTAGAAGTCTCAGCTCGCGCCCGGCTACCCGTGCTAACCCGCGCCGCGTGGTGAGATCTCAGATTGTCAAGGTTCGGAATTGCCCTAGTTAACTAGAGCTTGTGTGATCTGGAGAGGGGGGAGGGTGACCTAAGCGGTCCAGACCTCGCAAGCCCTTCCTGAGCACTGCGTAAGCATTGCACCAATCGGTGCGTTCTACGGAACTAAGTGGACGGTCTGTCGATTGGCACACTGTGTGCGCTCTACACATATAGGTGTCGCCACGCGCTGCCCTGCCCTGGCTGGGTTTGTATAAAGAATAAAAGAACGATTCTTGTTTGAAATTAACTGCGCACCCCCTGGGAATTAAGAATAAATAGCAATCACTATGTATAAAGTTATATCTACACTTGTATGTGTTGTGTATATTTATATGCTTACTGGTTGCCGCTTCCCCAATCCGCAATTTGGACCTTTTTTTTTACTTACGTGTGTGTACGTCGACGGCGGCGAGAAGTATTTGGGTTTCAGCGGGGTAAATTAGGGTGAAACTTTTTGGGTCAATATAGTGACAGCGATCCTAAAAAAATTTCTGACGTATTTTTTTGTGCGTAAAAGTGCACCGGAAATAACTCCAGGCACTTACAGACTCATGAAAAACGTTTTTGCACCAAACAATTGGAGTCTGGTGCAGGAAATAGAGGATCTGACGCTGCCTCCTCGGAAAATACGGAAACCTAAAACGGGTCCTTATCCCTGGGATTGATCGGATTCGCCCAAAAACTCTGATGCGAGCGCCCGGATGTCGTCTTCGTCGATCATTCCGCTTCCGACCGCGTGGCCATAACTGAGTTTGTCGGCTACGGCAGTCAGCACTAAAGCAATAGCGTCACGATCCCATTGCTCATAGTCGTTGAAATACATAGGAGCGTTTTGATACGCGTCCCATACTGCTTGTGCTGTTGGTGAAAGTTCTTGAGTCATTAGTGGGTCTGACTACAGGGCTTCAAGCTCATCGGCAATGGCGAGAAGATCGGGCACCTCAATGATGCGTGGGTACAAGTCCTCGAACTCTGCACCTGGAGCACGGCTTTCGCCGAGCTGATTCGCAACAGCACGAAGAACAGCAGCGGCGGTCACTGCGTCATCAATGTCAGCATCGCGGTAAGCATCAAGCACTGCTTTAGCAGCGGGTGAAAGTTCAGTCTTCATAATGATCAACAAGCGGCAGGGATGGACCAAGGCTTTCCAGCCAACACAACATGCACCAGTTACCTTCGTAACCTTCAATGTCACTGCTGATGTGATGCTGGTGCGTGCCGTGCTTAGGGCAAACAATCTGCTTTTGTACAATCCTGAGACCAAGAAAATCTTCCATGATGGTTAGTGATGTTGACTAATCGGGCAGGGATTCAAGAGCGCGGCGAATAACCACAAAGTCTTCTGCAATTTGCTCTTGCGTCAAACCATCGTGCCCTTCGGTGTCGTCAAAGCGATAAAGGGCTTGCAGCGCCTGCTCCTTCAAG